TTTTTTAATAAAGTGTTCATATGGTGCCGCGGTAATAAAGCTAAGCCTTTTAAGGCGGCCACCATCTTCAAACGTTGTTACTGTTTCGGTGGGAGTTGTTTTTTTAGATAAATCACCTGTTAAATTGAAACATTGTATTTGTTTCGCTGAAACCAAATCAAGCGCATTGCAAGAAATATCGTATATGTTTATTTTTACATATTCTGGAAATTTTTTTTTTAAACCTTTTATTAAATCTGATAATAATATTTTATCAAAAGTTATTCTTAGAAAATCGTCATTGTTATCTTCACATGTGATATTCTTCTTCGGTCCATAATTCATATTATTCATATCATTTATGAATTCATAATTATCACAAGTAAGTGGTCCTCCCTTTAGTACATAAATACCAAATTTACCTAAGCTTCCAACACCCTGAGTATTCAATGAAAAGTCCGGTATTATATTTCCTTTACTGTGTTTAATCCAATCAAGATCATATAAAATAAAATTTTTAGATTTAAAAAAATCATAAGCACATACAGTGCCAACATCAGACTTTGTATTAATTTTTACGTTGTCTGGAACAAGAAAGAACTTTGAAGTAGAAGATCCATGTGATTCTATAATAATTGTCATTTCTTTATCGTTTTTCACCACTTTTCTATTTAAATGTAGATTCTTCGCTTTTTCCAGATTTTTCACATTCTCCAGTTTAATATCTTTAACAATGGCCCCTTCGAAATTGGCTCCTTTGATATCGGCCCCTTCGAGATTGGCTTCTGTGAGATCGGCCCCTTCGAGATTGGCTCCTGTGAGTACGGCCCCTGTGAGTACGGCCCCTGTGAGATCGGCCCATCTGAGATTGGCTCTTGTGAGTACGGTCGGTCCGTTTGGCGCTTCGTCAAGATGTGCCCTTTGGAGATAGGCCCCGCGGAGATGGGCCCCTTCGAGATCGGCCCCGCGGAGATGGGCCCCTTCGAGATGGGCCCCTTCGAGATGGGCCCCGCGGAGATGGGCCCCTTCGAGTTTGGCCCCTTCGAGTTTGGCCCCTGTGAGAGTGGCCTCTTCGAGATTGGCCCCGCGGAGATTTTGATTTTTAAAGCTAATATTACCTCTATATCTTTCAAGAATTTGCTGATTTGTTAATGGTGTAACCCACGACTTGGCGATTGGCGCGATGGTATTTGTTGTTCTCTCCATTTAACTATACATATATATATTTTTTTTCTGCGAGGCTTTACGAAAAAAACGCGCAGGAAAAAAAAATTACACGTACGTCTCGTACATGAGTCGACAATAGCCAAGGTCTTACAATTCCACTGCCCCAACTATGGCCCCCGAATCTCACGCTGTACCCAGTGACCCAGTGGAAGGGGTGTAGGTATCAATACGGAGATGGGCTGGTGCGCGCCATTCAGCTACGACTTTTAATCTGTGAGTTGGAAAATACCCTAGGTGACTCAGAACCCCGGAAGGCCCCGCCATCATTCTGGTGAAGATGGCTAACAGACTTTATCAACCTTGAATTCAGTGGTCTCGCCCCGTCCGGAGCTGCCGCAACAACCCCCGGCAATGGCCCCGCCGCTTCCCTACAAAGCATTGGGACCTTCCGTGGGTTGCCGAACCAAGCGAGGTTTTTTGGGTTTTTTGTGGTTTTCTGGGATTTTCTGACTTTTTACTTTTTGGGCTAGTAGAATAGCCATAAAATGCGCTTCGCGCAAAGCGCCAAACAACGCATGTAATACGAAAATTTGCCGTAGGCAAATTAGTTGGAGTCGCCAACTCCCCAATGTTTCCAATGGGGGCAGACTGTACCTTAAGCGCTCGCGGCCTATTAAGCGCTCGCACCCACACCTTTGCAGTCGTTGAACCGGAACCTTTTTAAGATTCTCAGCTGCGGATTGTCCAATTTCTGCGGTGCCGTCGACACGCCTTGTCGTGTCGCTCGACGCCGAACGAAGTTCGGGCGCAAACGAAGTTTGCAAGCGTCGACACCGCGCGAACTCCTTTCGGAATTCGCTTACATTTTTACCATTGGGTACGGCAATTAACCGTGTTCCCCCAGTGCCTCTCGACAAAAGGGTGGTAGTATGAACTTAAGGAGTTCCCCGCATCCAGGTTGTGTCGCATTCTACCGCACAAGGCGGGAATACTAGCATCTGTCTATCTAAATAATTGGAGACTAATTGTTTTTCTTGTAACAGAGCCAATAATATTACAAGCAAGATGCTGTTAAGCTCTACTCTCATTAAAGCGAGACCGCCCCGTTTCACTAGTATCATAAATTTCTTTATAATCCAGACTGTATCTTAATGGTTCATTGCTGTTGACTACAGCTCCCCACCACACCCGTTCAGTCGTTGAAGGGCTACCATATTCTGTCATGTTCGAATTTAGGTAGTCACACTGCGGATCGTCCAATTCTTTGGATTGTTACCGGAGAACAGTTGTTAGCTGTGTTCCTTTTTTGCTTTTCAACAAAAAAGTGGTACCAAAGACGCTAAGGAGTTCCCCGCTTCAAGGTATGTTGCATTTTACGACTTAGCCGTCCATAAAATACTAGCCAGTTTTATACATAGATTTGCTCTTATACAGTTTGATCACAATTGGTGAAGCAAATAACCAATTGCGCGGCTGACTATTTGGTACAGGCGGATTTTTTCTATACCAGACATAATACGTACTCTTCTACCCCTAAGTTTCCAAAGAGGGATGGACCATATCTTAAGCGCTCAGTCAATCCGAAACTGACTTCGTACCCACTGACATTTGGCCTCTGAACTGCAGTGTCCCCGGAGGAACACCTTGGCTGCGGGTTACCCAATCCTATGCGTTATTACCGTACCCGAGGTCATTACCCTGGTGCTCTTTACGTATCACTACGCAAAAGCGGTAGCATAGGTTCTAAGGGATTTCCCGAACAATTTGACAGTGTCGCAAATATGTTTAAAGATGTCACATAATATTTAAAACAAACATGGGGTTTATTTATGCAATTCAAAATTTAATAACCGACAAATTATACGTTGGCAAAACAGAAAGAACTATTGAATTAAGATGGAAAGGACACTTAAGTGAACTTAGACAAAATACTAAAAGACAATGTCATTTTTTGAATAATTCAATTCGTAAACATGGAATAAACAATTTTAAAATTTACGAAATTGATTCTGTTCCTGATGAGCAATTAAATGAATATGAAGAATTTTATATAAATCATTTCAATTCACTGTCCCCTAATGGATATAATTTAACAAAAGGAGGAGAAGGTTGCAAACCATCAAATGAAACTAAGATTAAAATGAGTATATGGCAAAAGGGTAAACCCAAATCAGATAATCATCGCGAAAAGATGCGTGACTATGCTAAAAATAGACCAGAATCTCATAATAAAAAAATTTCAGAAGCCAATAAAAATAGAAAAAGAAAAGTGTCAGATGAAACTAAATTGAAAATATCTGCAGTTAGACGAAAATTAACTGACGAAGACATAGAAAATATAATTGAATTGCTAAAAACAAAAACACAAGTTGAAATAGCTAAAATGTACAATATATCAGCTAAACATGTTAGTAGAATAAATTGTGGTTGGACACCTAAACAGATCACTAGCAACTGTATATAACCGATGTGTATACATCCGGATGGAATACTTACTGTTTGCCCAATGCTTGTCCACACAGCATTGGCAGGTTGCTTTTAAGTCCTAGTATTTTTAGACGTTGTAGTTCCTTTCTACCCTTCTTTTCAGAATATTTACGCGCGAATTATTAAGTTCGTGCAGGGAGTAGACTGTACCTTAAGCAATCTCTGTGAGGTGCTAGCTCACTCATGCCCATGTGCCAGCAGTCGTTGACGGTCCTCCTCGTTTCTTGCATGACGAAACAGAGGAAAATACCCGCGGATTGTCCAATTTCTAACATTGTTACCAGGCCAATCTAAGATTGACCGTGAACGAAGTTCACCGAGAACTGCAATTAACAGTGGTCCCCATTCCGCTTACACAGTTTGGGTGGTAGTTAGAACTTAAGGAGTTCCCCGCAACAACACATGTTGCCTATTTTTTTAACTTTTTAAGGAATTTAATTTAGACTAGCAATGGATTTTGTCCATCACTTTAGCTACCTATGTTTCTAAGTAGCGAAGATCGATCAATTATACCCCATCTTTCGATGTACTTAATTAGGGTTTAGACTATACCTTAAGCGATTGCCTTGCAATCGCCCAAATCCGTCTAGTCGTTGAACCTTCTTCTATTTTCAATCTAAGATTGACCGTGAACTTTATTCACACTAGAAGCTTGGCTGCGGATTTCCCAATCTTAAACGTTTTTACCGGAGAACTGCAATTAACAGTGGTCCCCATCCAGCTTGCACAGAATGGGTGGTAGTTTAAAGTTTAAGGGAGTTCCCGCAATTTGAATTTGTTGCTTTTTAGAAAAAAACTAGCATTGGCTTTGAACCAACACTTTTTCAGACAATTTTATCTGACCCGTCATTTACTACCCTCTTTTTCAAGATATTTAAGTAGGGATTAGACTGTACCTTAAGCAATCTCTGTGAGGTGCTAACTCACTCATGCCCACGTGCCAGCAGTCGTTGACGGTCTTCCTCGTTTCTTGCGTGACGAAACAGAGGAAAATACCCGCGGATTGCCCAATTTCTAACATTGTTACCAGGCCAATATAAGATTGACCGTGAACGAAGTTCACCGAGAACTGCAATTAACAGTGGTCCCCATTCTGCTTACACAGTTTGGGTGGTAGTTAGAACTTTAGGGGGTTCCCGCAACAACACGTGTTGCTTCATACTCATTATTCAACTTTTTTAAAAATAATTTTTTGAAACTAGCAATGGGTATGAACCATTACTTTTAGCGCCATGGGATGTTTAGCGCCGACCCACTGCGACGAGGGCGCAGGGAGCTGAGCAGGGTTTGTTAAATCAAAGACTAACTGAGCGTTATCGATACGACTCATGTTAACAGTGCCCGACGGCTGCCTTTATACCCCACCTTTCAGTGTATTTACGCAATCAAAGATTGCAGGGAGTGGACTATATCTTAAGCACTCGCTGCCCATAGGCGGCGTCGTACCCATTTCCATTTAGTCTCTGAACCTTCTTCTCTCGCGGAGAAGCTTGGCTGCGGATTGCCCAATCTTAATACGTTATTACCCCCGAGGTCATTACCCTGGTGCTCTTTAAATATTACTATTTAAAGGCGGTATTATTAAGCTATAAGGGGATTCCCGCAATTTGAAAATGTCGCAACCTTTTAAAAAAAAGTCACTAACAACTTACTGTTTACCCAACTGGCAGCCAGTTGGCAGGTTGTTTTTGAACACTGCCATTAATGTTCCTCCGGCCGAAGACCGAATGAATACACGTAGATGTGCTTCTCGGGGATACGAGTGTGGCACTCCCACGGCTGTACTACAATAATACCGCTCCTTTCGGAGTATTTAAACGGTTTAGACTGTATCTTAAGCGCCGGAGCGCCCATACCCGTTCAGTCGTTGCAGGGCTACCATATTTGTTTGTCACAAACTTAGGCAGTCACACTACGGATTGTCCAATCATTTACGTTATTACCCGAGAACAGTCGTTAACTGTGGTCCTTTTTTACCTTTCGGCTAAAAGTGGTAGTAAATGCTCTGAATCGTATTCATTGACGCATTGGCGTCAATAAAGATTCGCTTAGGAGGTTCCCGTTACAAGGTATGTTGCATTTTTTTTAAAAAAATACTAGCATTGGCTTTGAACCAACACTTTTACCGTCTAGTAAATTAAACGGAAATATGTTTGCGTTTATACCCCTCTTTTCAGAGTATTTCTTGCGCTGGCATCTCCAGCACAGGGACTAGACTATATCTTAAGCGCCAAAGCGCCCACACCCATTTAGTCGTTGAACCTTCTCCCCCAAGGGAGCTTGGCTGCGGATTATCCAATTCCAAACCTTTTTACCCGAGAACTGCAATTAACAGTGGTCCCCATGTGCCTTACGGAGTTGGGTGGTAGTTAGGACTCTAAGGATGTCCCCGCAATTTGAGCATGTTGCTTAATAATTAAGTTGTCGAGTTCATTTAACTTTGCAATAGTTTGTTCAAATTTGTCATATGCCGATACATCCTGTGATGAAGTAGATTGCCATCTAATGTTTGATGGATGACGTTTTATAAAAAAATAGTCAATGAACGTGTTTCTTCTTTTATAACGTGTATATCCTACATATTTAGGAAGTGTTGGGATTCCTTCTGGTAAAGGATGTGCGTCTTTTCTACGTGTAGCTTTAGATGTATTGAAACGCTGTTCTGACTTAGAAGCTAATCTTAAATTATGTCTTCTATTATTTAATGGGTTTCTGTCTATATGATCAACTGTGATATTTGCCGAACCTTTTCCATAATGACCTAATAAATATTGATGCAAACAAATTGTAGTTCCATTAATATTACTTCTAACATAAAATGCATCTCTATTATTTGCTGTATTATTTTTTTGCATATTCCATGTTATTTTGTTTTCACCAGAAGTTGTTACATATTTAAAATCTTCATAGTCGAAATAAAATGATCCATTTTTGGTATACATTTCTATGTATTTTCCAAGTTTATCTTCCCACACTTTATAGTCATTTTTTAACGTATTCTTATAATTACAGACTGCATGTCCCTCATGGCAACTGATTAATTTGCTCATTCTATCATATAAATTAATAAAATCAAATTCTTAAATTAATAAACTAGCATTGGCTTTGAACCAATACTTTTTGGCCCCACCCATATGGGATCCCATACAGGATTTGAGGCCGTACGGCGAAACGGTCGTGGCCGTTACCTTTATACCCTTCCTTTCGGAATATTTAACGGGAGTAGACTATACCTTAAGCGCCTGCTTGCTATGCAAGCGCCCAAAACCGTCTAGTCGTTGAACCTTCTCCATATTCTTTCGAATTTAGGAGCTTGGCTGCGGATTTCCCAATTCCTGCAGTGCCGTCGACACCGCGCGAACTCCGTCCGGAAGTTCGCTAATCTTTTTACCGGAGAACTGCAATTAACAGTGGTCCCCATTTCTGCTTTCGCGAAAGGGTGGTAATTAGGACGCTAAGGGAGTTCCCGCAATTTGATCTTGTTGCAACCTTTCAGGTCACTTGCAATGACATTTGATCATTACATTCTCTGCCTAACAGCAGTATCTTCAGTTTGTACCCTTCTTTTCAGAATATTTTAAGGGCTTAGACTATACCTTAAGCGCTTGCTGTGCAAGCACCCACAACCATCTAGTCGTTGAACCTTCTTCTCTCCTGCGGAGAAGCTTGGCTGCGGATTGCCCAATTCCAAACCTTTTTACCCGAGAACTGCAATTAACAGTGGTCCCCTCGTCGCTTTCGCGAAAGGGTGGTAGTTAGGACTCTGAATCCCAGGAGATTCAGGCGAACGTTAGTTCGCTAAGGGGGTTCCCGCAATTTGATTGTGTCGCAAATATTGCTTATTCACTTGCAATGATTTTTATTCATTACATTTGATGCCATGATGTTTAGCATCCGCCATAAGGTCGACCGCAGTCGACGGGACAGGCGTGCCCGGAAGGGCGGCGCTGAAATTGACAATCGAAAACTTCAACTGAAATTTTCTATACCCCACCTTTCGGTGAATTTGGAATGCGGTGCCTACGGCACACATTCGTCGACAGAGTCGACAAGGGTTTAGACTATATCTTAAGCGTCGAAACGCCCACATCCGTCTAGTCGTTGAACCTTCTTCCCCTGGGGAAGCTTGGCTGCGGATTATCCAATTCCAAACCTTTTTACCCGAGAACTGCAATTAACAGTGGTCCCCGTTCCGCTTGCACAGATTGGGTGGTAGTTTGGACTCTGAATCGATAGATTCAGGCGAACGTTAGTTCGCTAAGGAGTTCCCCGCAATTTGAATGTGTTGCATAATCACTTTATACTAGCCTAAATTTTTATTTTAGACTCTTACTGGCTCAATTTTACCAGTCATTGTAGGCCGTGCCTACGGTGAAGTTCTTCGTTTTTACCCCTCCTTTCGGAGTATTTACGCAATCAGAGATTGCAGGGACTAGACTATACCTTAAGTGCCGGGGCACCCATAACTATCTAGTCGTTGAACCTTCTCCCCCAAGGGAGCTTGGCTGCGGATTATCCAATTCCAAACCTTTTTACCCGAGAACTGCAATTAACAGTGGTCCCTATTTAAGTTTGCACAAAAATGGTGGTAGTTAGGACTCTAAGGACCTCCCCGCAATTTAGTCATGTCGCTACTATACGAAAAAGCCGCGCAAACTTCGTTTGCGAGCGTCGATGTAACTAGCATTTTCTTTGAAAAAACACTTTTAGGGACTTAATTAATCCCGCTGGATGACCCAGACGAGCTCCTTCGTCGGGTGGTTGAAGTTTCGATTTGTACCCCTTCTTTCAAAGTATTTACGCAATCAAAGATTGCAGGGTCTAGACTATACCTTAAGCATTCACCGAAGCTCATACGGTGCTTAACACCGCGTGCTCCGCATCGTACCCACATCCGTCTAGTCGTTGAACCTTCTTCCCCGCGGGGAAGCTTGGCTGCGGATTGCCCAATTCCTGCAGTGCCGTAGGCACCGCGCGAACTCCGTTTGGAAGTTCGCTAACCTTTTTACCCGAGAACTGCAATTAACAGTGGTCCCCATTCCGCTTGCACAGATTGGGTGGTAGTTAGGACGCTAAGGACGTTCCCGCAATTTGAATGTGTTGCAAATAATTTATTACGCGAAATTCTTGTTCTTCTATGTCATTTTGTAAAATGGACGATCCTTTTGATATATTATCTTCACTTTTAAGTGGTCTACAATTTTTCCAATTAAAACATTCAAATTGTTCAGATACTATTGTTAAATCGAATGAGGCGCATGGAATAACATGATCAATGTTCCAATATGACCCATAGTTTGACCAATTCATAAATTCATTAAATTGATATTCAATCCAATTTCTAAAAAAAATAATACTACAGCCAATTAATTTTACAGTTTTTTCATTTTTATCTTTATTTAAAGCCATATTTAGTCTTGAACGAAGCCTTCTCATTATTTTAAAATCTATATCCTTTTTTGATCTATTGCTTACATAGTTTCTAAAGTATTCACGAATTCTGTCTTTATTTCTTATTATGTATTCTTTGTGTTGTGTAATAATTTTTTCTTTATTTGTTTCGTAATAAATTTTATTATAATTTTGCTTTTTATGTTTATTTTTTTCGTAATATTTTTTTCCACATTCTTTATTTTTTTCTGGATTTTGCTTTCTCCATTCTTTATTTTTATTATTAATCTGCTCTTTGTTATTATGATAATTTAATTTGGATTGTTTTAAAATTTGTTCTTTATTATTTTCATAAACATTTTTTCTTTCTATTTTAATGCAAGTTATGCACTCAGGGCTTAAATAAATAGTTGTTTTTCTATTTCTTGAATAAAATTCTGACGTGTTTTTCATAATATTACATTTTTTACACCTTCTTGAATCAAAAGTGTCCATATTATATACATTCATATGACTTCTTCTCTCTAAATTTATTTTCGCGTGAATTCTATTTACTTGCAATAGGTTTGAAACTATTGCATTTTCGACCTATATTTAGCCGAATCTTGTTCGCTACTTGATCTAACTGGAGCGACTCCGCACCGGTGAACTGACAATTAGTACGGAGCTTTGCGCCGAATCGGTCGGAGACCGTGGCGAAGCCAACCGACTAGGCGCTTTACGCCTTACCGTCCCTTTCGGGATACTTATTTACGGTTTGGACTATATCTTAAGCGCTCGCTGCCCGAAGGCGCTCGCACCCAAAACCATTTAGTCTCTGAACCTTCTTCCCCTGCGGGGAAGCTTGGCTGCGGATTGCCCAATTCCTGCAGTGCCTTAGGCACCGCGCGACGCAAAGCATCGCTAACATTTTTACCGGAGAACTGCAATTAACAGTGGTCCCCATTTCTGCTTTCGCGAAAGGGTGGTAGTTAGGACGCTAAGGGTGTTCCCGCAATTTGGTTTTGTCGCATATTTTTTTAAAAGTTTTTTTAAAATACACTAGCAGTAGATTTGAATTACTGCTTTTTCAGCCTCAGTTTTTAGCTGATCTATCAAATACTCCACTTTTACCGCTTCTTTCGAAGAACTTTAACACTGTTTATTCTAAAAAGACAACAGTCGGGTTGGACTATATCTTAAGCACTCGCTGCTCGAAGGCGCTCGTACCCATAACCTTTTAGTCTCTGAACCTTCTTCCCAGGGGAAAGCTTGGCTGCGGATTGTCCCTATCCTCTACTTTTTTACCATTGGGTACGGCCGTTAACCGTGTTCCCCATTCAGCTTACACAGAATAGGTGGTAGTAGAAGCATCACAGGATGTTCCCGCAATTTGATTATGTTGCATATGTATTCGACACATACTAGCAATTGAATCTAAGGTGGAATTCTAAACGTTTTATACATACAGTGTCCACATATATGCATCGTATTGCTTTTCACCACAAATATTCTTATGGCTCATCTGAGCGAAACGTCTCAAATAGTACCCCATCTTTCGACGTATTTAAAGGGTTTAGACTATACCTTAAGCGCCGAAACGCCCAAATCCGTCTAGTCGTTGAACCTTCTCCCCAAGGGAAGCTTGGCTGCGGATTATCCAATTCCCAACCTTTTTACCCGAGAACTGCAATTAACAGTGGTCCCCTTGTCGCTTTCGCGAAAGGGTGGTAGTTAGAACGCTAAGGATGTTCCCGCAATTTGAATTTGTCGCTTGTTAAAATGGTATACGGCAAAGCCGTATCCTTCGACGCAGAGCGTCGATACCTTTAATTCTTGCATTAATATATTTAAACCATTTTTAACAAACTAGCAACAGTTTTGTGTTGTTACTTTTGAACGTTGACGTTTATAGAATAAATTGCTCTTCATACAATTATTCTTAAATTTGTTTCCAGCGTTCTTCTGTATCGAGATAGATGTAATTGACATAGAGAGCAGCGGACTGCAGAACGACGCCCGACGAATCGTAAATCGACGTCGTGTTCGACGCAAAATCGCGGTTTCCGGCAGCCGTGAGCCCTACTACGAGCTCCGCGGCCGTGCGGAAATCCATGATGATCTTGACTTCCTCTTCTACCCCGCCTTTCGGCGTATTTATTGTGCTAGCACAGGGGATGGACTATATCTTAAGTGCTTGTTTTAGTAAGTAAAACTCACACCCACATCCGTTTAGTCTCTGAACCTTCTTCCCCTGCGGGGAAGCTTGGCTGCGGATTGTCCCTAACCTCTACGTTTTTACCTTTGGGTACGGCAATTAACCGTGTTCCTAATTTCCATTTACACAGAAACAGTGGTAGCAGTGGCATACAGGAGTTTCCCGCAATTTGAATGTGTCGCAACCGTTTGGTTACTAGCAACTTCTTTACTCGAAATTACTTTTTATCACTATAAGTTAATGATACTGCAGCGCAATGAGCGGCAGCGAAAGCCCAGGGTTTCTGTTCCTTTAATACCCCACCTTTCAGTGTATTTAAAAGGGAGTGGACTATATCTTAAGCGCTCCGAACGTATGTTCGGCGCCGACCATAGGTCGGCTCGCACCCAAATCCATTTAGTCTCTGAACCTTCTTCTCTCGCGGAGAAGCTTGGCTGCGGATTGTCCCTAACCCCTACGTTTTTACCTTTGGGTACGGCCATTAACCGTGGTCCTAATTTCCATTTACACAGAAATAGTGGTAGTAGGGGCCTCACGGGAGTTTCCCGCAATTTGAATTTGTCGCTTGTGCCTAATTATAGTAATAATTACACAAACTAGTGTCTGTTATATTGATTTTTCAACAGAGAAACAAAACGTTTTCCCAGTTGCGGAGCTCTGTGCGCAACAGGCGTGACACTTTTCGGTTCTATAGAATTACAAAACCAGAACATGAGCGGAATGTAGTAAATACGGGGGCTGCTAGCATTCCCGATTAAACCTACGTTCGTTGCATATTTTCCGATCATATGGTTGTACCCGTTGCGCTTCTCAGCGGTCTGGGTGAGTTCCGATTATACCCCTCCTCTCGGAGTACTTTAACACCATAAGGTGGGTCTAGACTATACCTTAGATCATCCACACAGATTGCTAATCTGCTCTGACCCATAACTGTCTAGTCGTTGAACCTTCTCCTTATCCTTGCTTTAGCGGATTTAGGAGCTTGGCTGCGGATTGTCTCTATTGTTTGCGTTTTTACCTGATCAATCGTAGATTGATCGTGAACGAAGTTCACCTGGATACGGCCATTAACCGTGTTCCCCAACTAATATTTCTATTTGTGGGTGGTAGCAAACACTTTTTAAGATTCTTTTCAAGATTCTTTTCAAGATTTTCCCGCAATTTAGTTATGTCGCATATACATACTGCGCCAAATGCGCATTGCATCGATGCGGAGCATCGAATACGGCTTTGTCGTATATACTAGCATTTTCTTTTAGAAAAATACTTTTTGGGACAATGTCTATATCCCATATTTCCAACCACATGCCATACTGCTGGTCGATCTTCTGACCGCCGATCTCGATCGTGACCTGGCGAATTAAGGCGTGCCCAAGACTATTAGTCCATGCGACGTTGTTAGGGACAACGGGGGCAGTGGGCGAGTAGATGCTATTTACGGACCGATTGTACCGTCCCTTTCGGGATATTTTAACGGTCTAGACTATATCTTGAACCTTCATCGCAATTAATTACTTTGCTCCGGTCTGTTTCCTTTGTAGTCGTTGAACACGCTACTCACAAAAAATTAGTAATTGCGAGCAACTTCGCTGCGGATTGTCCATATATCCTTGTTTTTTAATTTGTTATGAAATTTTGTTAATTGAAGATATTAACGAAATGTATTTTATAACTTTTAACTGTTGATTTTCAACATCTTTTTCAATTATTTTATTAAATTTTTTTTGATTCTCTTCTTTTTGTAGAGGTCTACAATTTTTCCAGTTAAAACATAAAAGACGTTGACATTTTAATGTTAAATCAAATGATGAGACAGGTTTCACATGATCTATCTCCCAGTAGATCCCATAATTGTTCCAAGTCATGTGTGAATCAAAATTCCATTCAATCCATTTCATGAAAAAGTCTTTCGAACATCCCATTAATTCTATGCTTTTTTCAATTTTTTTAATGTTTTTAGAAACTAACGATTTATATATTAGAGTCCTACAGTTTCCAGATATTTTAAAATTTACATCTCTTTTTTTTCTTTCTTTTACTTGATTGTTTCTTTTGTTTTTAAACTCAGGATCATTTTTATGTTGAAAATAATATTCACTTGATTTTTTTAAAAAGTCTTCTTTATTTTCTTCATAATATAATTTTTTTTCAAACTAATATTATGTTTATTTTCAGAATTATATTGTTTTTTATATAATTTTATATCATCTTTATTGTTTTCATAATATTCTTTATTTACTACTGAAAGTCTGAGTTTATTTTCTTTACGAAACGTACTACGCTGAATCTGAATAGTTTCTTTATTTTTTTCATTATATTCTTTTTTACTCTCACTAATTTTTTCTTTATTTTTTTCACGATATTTTTTCATATATTCCTTTCTTTGTCGTTTTTTGTTTTCGTCCATCTTCAATTACGCTTCGCGTAATAAATAATACAATCATAACTTTAAATTAATTGGGCATTACCCAATAAATACCAATATCACTATGATATTCAAAAACAAGGCTTTAGGATGTTCCCGCAATTTGAAAACATCGCGTCTTTTAAAAAAAGACACTAGCAGCTAGGTATCGGATCGCAGAACCCTAAACATTTGCCTAAAACAGTGTCTGCATGTTTTAGTGTGCTACTTTTCACGCCATTGTTCAGCGCAGGGAACTGTACCTGTAAATAGATCTGGTTAATGAGGTCACCGTTACGGCTAACTGTGCACGTAACCTTGCGGCCGCCTATAGAACCGATCCTTTCGGATTATTTTAACGGAGTAGACTATATCTTAAGCCATCATCGCGAATGACTAATTCGCTCCGACCCATTTCCTTTTTAGTCGTTGAACACGCTTCCCAGTTAAAGTCATAAAACTAGGAAACTTCGCTGCGGATTATCCATTGTAAACACATTTCTAACATTTTTACCTTTGGGTACGGCCATTAACCGTGGTCCTAATTTCCGTTTACACAGAAATAGTGGTAGTTAGAACTTTAGGATGTTCCCGCAATTTGAAAATGTTGCAACCAAACTCGGTTACTAACAACTGAATTACCCATGTTGAGTGTAGAATTCCAACTGTTTACGCGTGAACAGTGTCTACATGTTCTACGCCAGGTTGTTTTTGGACTCCTATTGAAGTCGGCCGTGCCGGAGAACACTTGTTCAATGGCCTCAATAGCAAAATTCGTATGCCTGCGATAGACGCGATTACTCCCTGCGATTTCTCACAGGGTCAGATCGTACCTTAAGTTATCATTACGGATGACTAATCCGTTCAAACCCACATCTTAGCGATCGTTGAGCCGGAACCATTGACTTGTCGGGGCGCCAGTAGGTTCTCGGTGGCGGATTGTCCAATCTTTTGGATTTTTACTATACCTCAGTTTTTTTCTGAGCCATTGCAAATTTTCACTTGCAATTTAGTACCACAAGCTTTAGGAGTTTCCCGCCTCCAGAATGTGTCGCACTGTAAAAAGTACTAGCAGCTGAGTCCGTCATAGACGGCAATTTGGATCTCTTACTATTTTTCCCAAATATATCCATTTCTATTTGGGTATGCTACTTTTAAAAGCCTTCTTGGGAGGAGACAACTCCCGTGACCTTGAAAACGTTACTACCTTTAAGTTTCCCTAAAGGACTAGACTGTACCTTAAGCACTTGACCAAGCACCGATTTCCGTCCAGTCGTTGAACCTTCATCTATTTATGTTTAATACTACTAGCGTAATCACTAGCCATTTTTAATTTTTGTTCAATACTTAGTTTTTTGGAAGTAAAATGTTTTTTAAAACCCGGAATTGTAACAACATATCCTTCTCCGGAATAATGTGGAGCAGGTCTTTCATTTATGTATGATATATACATTGGGAGCATATCATTTTTATTATTTTTATGAGAGATTGATAATTTTTGTTTATGTTCTTCAGATAATTTTTTATTAAAAAAATGATGATTTTCGCCGCTTTTTTTTTCACTTATTAACTTTTTAAACGATTCTGATCTTGGTTTACCATAATTATGATTTTTGTCCCCTAATTTGGATTTTCTCATTTTTTCTCTACTCTCTAAGCAATGTTTTCCAGTTGAACCACCTGTTCTAATATTATAACCATTTGGCACCATTGTATTGAGTATTTTTATATATTTTGTTTCATATTCATCTAAATATTTATCTTCGATTTGTTTAAAGTTAATTAGCGCGAAATTATCAAATCCATACTTTTTAATTGCTCCATAAAGTGCCCAAGAACATCCATGATTTTTATCACGAATATAACGTTCATAGGAAGACTTATGACCATTCCATCGTTTATTTAAATCACACTTAGTTTGTCCCACATAAGTTTTGTTGTTTAGTAAATTTTTGATTAAATAAATAATTCCCATAATAGATGCTTGGCTGCGGGTTACCCAATATTTGACGTTTTTACTATGACCTAGGTCATTACCCCGGTACTCTTTGCGTATCACTACGTAAAGGTAGTAGTCAAATCTCTAAGGGACTTCCCGAACATTTTGAAAATCTTGCAACCCCGCTAGGGGTCACTAGTAATTGAGCTGTCGCATTGCGACCATGGAGCTACAAATGTTTCCCTTAAACATATCCACTTAGTTTAAGCATATTACTTTTATACCCAATTCTTTAGGTAATCTGAGGATTGCCTGTACGTTTATACCCCACCTTTCAGTGTATTTAAAAGGGACTAGACTATATCTTAAGCCAATGAAGTTATTCTTCTATGACCCATTTCCTTTGTAGTCGTTGAACATTGTTCTCCAATTTAAAGAAGAATTTCGCTGCGGATTGCCCAATCTTTGACGTTTTTACCTTACCCTAGGTCATTACCCCGGTGCCCTTTACGTATTGCTACATAAGGGCGGTAGTCAAAGCTCTAAGGGGATTCCCGCAATTTGAAAATGTCGCATCTTCGCGAAGTCGTATACTATGCGTCGATACTAGCAGATAACCGTTTTGCGGTCTGCTTTTATACCCTCACATGAAGGTAAATATCCTGCGTTGGGCATTGCCCTACCCCAAAGTTTCCTTAGGGGACTGACTATATCTTAAGCGCCAACTCCGTTGACGCCCACCACCGTCTAGTCGATGAACGATTTTCACCTATTTAAAGAAGAACTTCGCTGCGGATTGCCCAATTCTTAGCGTTATTACCTTATCCTAGGTCATTACCCTGGTGCCCTTGCATATTACTATACAAGGGCGGTAGCTAAGACTCTGAATCGATTCAGGCGAACGTTAGTTCGCTCAGGGGGTCCCCGCAATTTGATGATGTTGCTTGTGCACATGGCACAAACTAGCCGGTTTCACTGTTTATCTTGCCCAGGAGGACAAGCAGCCGACTGTTGGTGCCCAAGATAAGCACCGTACGCGCGTTGGTGCCCATTCCCCTACGTTTCCGCAGAGGGTGGACTATATTTTAAGCGTGCACACAGCACGCCCACAACCGTTTAGTCTCTGAACATTCTCCCTTGCGGCTCCCAAACGGGCGCCGAAGGACGAAGGAAGCTTTGCTGCGGATTGCCCATTGTTACATTTTTGGCGTTGTTACCGTATTGGTTCGGCGCCATCAAAGTCTGCGCCGGTCGCGTAGACAGTTGCGCGCCGTACCCCTGGTGGTTGTACATAGGCGCATCGTGTAGTGTGTCCATACTGCTTGGCTCAGCATATCGACTCTTCACTTCAAAGGTGCCGTACCCGGCAGCTTCGCCTAGCAAGTGCGGAAATTTAGCACTCTCCCCCCATGTACGTACCCAGTTGGGTCCAAATTGCCCTAGGTCGTTACCCCGGTGCCCCTCGGCGCTTGCGGCGTCGGAGGCGGTAGCCAAAACTTTAGGGGTTTCCCGCATTTTGATCGTGTCGCATTGTTGTTTGGTGTGATACGGAACCATCTTTGGGGCCCCCTTCGGAGCCGCCTTGGGGTCACCCTTGGCGTCCAAGTAGATGATCGATCTCTTCAGTTTAGGATCCTTTGTTCCGTGTTTTTCTTCCATATGGTCTCGGGCCAATTTCCACTGCGGAAATTCAGCCATACACCCTTCGTTGTAGCAAATATACTTCTTAGGGTGCACCTTCTTCGGCTTCTTTGGCTTCTCTTGCTTGTTTTTATTTTTTTTTTCCTTCTTTTCCATTTTTTTCCTTCTTTTCCTTCTTTTCCTTCTTTTCCTTCTTTTCCTTCTTTTTTATTTGTTTTCTCAAATCCTTAAACTTTTTTTTTACAACAACACTAGCCGGTTACACTGTTTGCCTTACTCCCTAGAAGAGTAAGCAGCCGACTATTCTTGGCCGCGTTTTACCAACTGCATCAAACCACCACCCATCTTTTCCACTGTACCCTATCTATTGGATTTTTTTTTCGGTTTAAAACGAATTTATTTTTTTTAGTTTTTAGTAGGCAAATTTTCATATCTATTTAGGAATTTGGCTCATTTATTGTGTATGTATTAGGAACGAAAGAAAAAGGAAAAAGGAAAAATGGAGGATGATCGACTTGATTTTATGCAAGTCTTAAGGACTTCGTTTACCCATGAGAATAACCCCGACAACCCCGCCAATAAACCTGATCTCCTAAGATCTATTAAGGGCGTTAGGGCACATAAGACATTCGTAAACGATGAGTCCTTCTCAATTACCAAGAGATTTGAGAAATATAAAAATGTACCCCCGGAAATTAGGATCACCACGATGTGCTGCCTCATTGCCAGAGAAATTAAGGGCACTAAAAAATCAATTTTTGTGATTGAGATGTTTATTTCGGAAATCGCACTCGTTAACAGAGAAATATTCAAAAAAAACTTTTCATATATAGGAACACTTTTCAAAACATACTTCATCGAGGACGTCATCAAGGTCATTTACCATTCTACACCCTCTTGGCCAACTAGAAACGGACTCGATAATGTAGACCTTTACCCAGATTTTGACCTAACCATCGACAAGTCCGAACTTCACCCAAGCACCACATTTACGGCGATCCGGACGGAAACACCTTCGAACTCCGTTCGGGATGAGAGCATCGATTCACTCGTTGACTTTATCGAACCTAAACCTAAGAAAAAAAAAATAAGGCGCAAAACTAGCTACGCACGGTCAGAATCGCACACCAAGTTTGTAAACGAATCGACGCTCCGCGTCGAAGGATACGGCGAAGCCGTATCTATTGGTTCACAAACTAAGACTGCGAATATATTCGACTCGGAATCGGCTAGAGAATTCCTCAGAAAAAGATGGATACAGGCTTGCGAATATGAAACGACGCCAAGCGTCGCCTACGGAAACATTGCTAATTGAGTTCACTAGGGTTCTGGGTCGGGTTCACGATACATACGCCGTCTATTTTCCAAATAAATCCAGTCATAGATACCTACGGCTCCTGTGAGATTGGCCCCGGTCTCGCGGAGGAGATAGGTCCTGTTGAAAAAAGCATCTGTGAGATCGGCCCTGCGGAGATCGGCCCTACGGAGATTGGCCCCGCGGAGATCGGCTCCTCCGAGATCGGCCCCTGCGAGATCGGCCCCTGTGAGATCGGCCCCTGTGAGATTGGCACCGCGGAGATTGGCATCTTGGAGATCAGCCCCGCGGAGATCGGCCCCTGTGAGATCGGCCCCTTCGAGATCGGCCCCCGCGAGTTCGGCCTCTGTGAGATCGGCCCCTGTGAGATCGGCCCCTGTGAGCCAGGCCCCTGTGAACCAGGCCCCTGTGAGCCAGGCCCCGCGGAGATCGGCACCTATGAGCGAGGCCCAGCGGAGATTGGCCCCTTCGAGATAGGCATTTGAGAGATCCGCCCTTTCGAGTAAGGCCCCTTCGAGAATTCTTCCCATTTGCGGATTTGCGAGGATTTCTTCTGCAAGTTCTTCAGCGTTCATTTGCTTTGCTTTGAAAATAGCGAAGATTTTATTTTTATTTAGAACCTTTTCGCACCGTACCGAAAAATGTACCCTCCCCCCTGCACATCGGGCAGTCGCCACGACCCGTACTCTTCCACTCCAACAAACACGATGCGTGGAATTCGTGCTCACAGGTTGTGAGCACCCCCGGACCACCCTCTTCGTGGCATATTGGGCACACACCTATCTCATCAACAACCAACAAATCGTCTCTCAGTGCTACCTCCTCGCCTATATATACCACACCCGTCGGATTGACACCTATTGCTAGGGCAAGACTTGCTCTTTCCACACGTGCCCCTTCGAGCCTGGCCCCTTCGAGCCTGGCCCCTGCGAGATTGGCCCCTGTGAGATTGGCCCCTGTGAGATTGGCCCAGCGGAGATCGGCCCACCCTGTGAGATCGGCCCCCCCTGTGAGATTGGCCCCTGAGAGATCGGCCTCTTCGAGTATGGCCTCGCGGAGATTGGCCCCTGTGAGATTGGCCCCTGTGAGATTGGCCCCTGTGAGATTGGCCCAGCAGAGATCGGCCCCCGCGAGTTCGGCCTCTGTGAGATCGGCCCCTGTGAGCCAGGCCCCTGTGAGCCTGGCCCCTGTGAGCCAGGCCCCGCGGAGATCGGCACCTATGAGCGAGGCCCAGAGGAGATTGGCCCCTTCGAGATAGGCATTTGAGAGATCGGCCCCTGCGAGATCGGCCCCTTCGAGATTCCTTCTATTGCGCGGATTTGCGCGGATTTCTTCCGCGTTCATTTGCTTTGCTTTGCTATTTGCTTTGCTATTCGCGAAGATTTTATTTTTATTTAGAACCTTTTCGCACCGTACCAAAAAAAGTACCCTCCCCCCTGCACATCGGGCAGTCGCCACGACCCGTACTCTTCCACTCCAACAAACACGATGCGTGGAATTCGTGCTCACAGGTTGTAAGCACCCCCGGACCACCCTCATCGTGGCATATTGGGCACACACCTATCTCATCAAGAACCAACAAATCGTCTCTCAGTGCGACGGGGTCTAAATATACCACACCCGTCGGATTGACACCTATTGCTAGGGCAAGTCTTGCTCTCTCCACACGTGCCCCTGTGAGATCGGCCCCTGTGAGATCGGCCCCTGTGAGATCGGCCCCTGTGAGATCGGCCCCTGTGAGATCGGCCCCTGTGAGAAAGGCCCCTGTGAGAAAGGCCCCTTCGAGCCAGGCCCCTGTGAGCCAGGCCCCTTCGAGCCTGGCCCCTGTGAGATCGGCCCTGCGGAGATTGGATCCTTGGAGATTGGCCCCGCGGAGATCGGCCTCGCGGAGATCGGCCTCGCGGAGTTGGGCCAAGCGGAGATTGGCCCCGCGGAGATCGGCCTCGCGGAGATCGGCACGGTAGAGATAGACCAACCCCGTGAGATCGGCCTCTGTGAGATCGGCCCCGCGGAGATTGGCAACGCGGAGATCGGCCCCCCCTGTGAGATTGGCCTGGCGGAGATTGGCACCTGTGAGATTGGCACCGTAGAGATCGGCCCCGCGGAGATAGGCCCCGTAGAGCCAGGCCCTTTCAAGATTGGCCCCGTGGAGATTGGCCCCTGCGAGGTTTCTGCCACTGCGCGGATTTGCGAGGATTTCTTCTGCAAGTTCTTCCGCGTTCATTTGCTTTGCTTTGCTATTTGCTTTGCTATTCGCAAAGATTTTATTTTTATTTAGAACCTTTTCGCACCGTACCGAAAAATGTACCCTCCCCCCTGCACATCGGGCAGCCGCCGCTACCCGTACGCTTCCACTCCAACAAACACGATGCGTGGAATTCGTGCTCACAGGTTGTGAGCACCCCCGGACCACCCTCTTCGTGGCATATTGGGCACACACCTATCTCATCAAC